ATTTTAAAGTGGGATTAGTTGTTCCATCAAAATTAGTGCAACGCCAATTCGTGGGCGGCTGCCTGTTGACACCAGAATATTATGAAATGTTGCCAAAATAAAAGAGGATATTGTAAATATATCCTCTTTTTTATATATCTACACACGAAGCGAGTGAAGGCGGTTGCTAACCGTACATGTGTCGGGCGGTTTTTACGCCGTAGCTGTCCCGCAACATCAGTCAGTCATCAGTCGTGCTGATATCAATATGTTAGTAGATTCATTATAGCATTTTTGCAATCGAGGTTTTTAAATCTGAAAACCCCATAATTAAAATATTTTCTGTACAAATTTATTATATTTTGTCTAACATTTTTATATATGTATTCGCCATCAATGTCTGATTGTGTGACAGCAATTTTTAATGGGTATGTTTCATCAAAACTATTGTCAATATATATTATGTCGTTTTCGTATCTACGTATTCCATATAATTTTTTATTAAAACGCAGGGTACACATATAATAGTTATTGCCACTCATTTTTTTAACCATAGTAATATCATCGTTTAAATATAGTAACCCGTCGTTTATAGTGTGATAATCACTGTCAAAAAACGCCTGATTAAACAATGAATCATCCTGGGCTTTTTTAGCTGATTCGTTTATGAAACGTTCCAGCACATAGCCAGACCCCCGACATATTTTCGTATTATTTTGGATTTTAGATGATATTCCAAGCGAGGTATAATAGGGATTCAAAAGTGACGTTCGATTTGCGATCAAATATACAGGTAGATACCTGCTACTTTTTCCGCCGCCACGTGCTACCGATTGGTGGATCGACACGAATTTTTTAATTTCATCGGGCAAATAATTGTCATTTTCTGTTAGGAAATCATCAAATAAAATGTGTTCGCAATCGTAAAAAATATGCGCAGCGTGTTTTACAAATTCAGCGGAGTTCAGTGAAACGGCGTAACCGCATGTTTTTTCGTCAATAAACAATTCGACATACTTACCCTTTGCTCTTTTCTTTTCCGTCATTTCCATATTCTGGAAGAAAAGGGTTTTTATATCGTCGAAAAATTTATCTGAAACACCATCCATTTCATACCCATATCTATATAGTAGTATAAACTTATTACCTTTTTTAATATAGTTATTTACAAGATATCTATTAAATGAAATAGTTTTTCCAGCCGACCTATTACCCTCGGAGATAAAAATTTCTGGGTGATTTCCGTTTTCGTCTAATAAATTCAACAATTTGTTATTATCGTAAAAATTTCCCATGATTTATTATAACATGCTATTGCATTGTTTGTCAAGGCATGGTATAATAATAGTAGATAAAATAAATTTAGGTTTTGAGAACGAGGTGGAATAATTGGAAAATATTGACATTGTATTAAATGCTATCACGACAGTAGGTTTCCCGATAGTTATGTGTGGTATACTATTATGGTACATATATAAAAGTCAAAAGAACCATAAAGAAGAGGTCATGCAGCTGACTGAGGCGATCCAAAATAACACTGTTGTTATGGAAAAAATTTTAACTAAAATAGGTGGCTGAAATGATAAAAATTTACATTTCACCATCTAACCACGGCATAGGCCAGAACAAATGTTTGCGATCTGGTTGTTATGAGGATAAACACACCAGACCAATTGCAGAGGTATGTAAAAAATACCTATTGGAAAAAGGGTATAGAGTTGAAATAGGAACTACATCACAGAATATGGCGACCCGAGTAAAAAAGGCCAACGACTGGGGCGCAGACCTATATGTTCCAATTCACACGAACGCCAGTTCAGATAGTTCATCACGTTATCTACTGTTCATGTTCTATTCTGATAATGATGAATATAGAGCTATATTTAATACAGTAGCACCGTTTTTAGAGGAAATTTATCCTGAAAAGAAAAATGCACAATTTTCTGTTCGAACAGATTTATATGAAATCAATTCGCCGAAAGCGAAAACACTGTACTGTGAAATGGGATTTCACACCAATCAAACTGACGTAGACAATTTTATTCATGATAACGAAAAAATAGGAAAAGCCTTGGCCGATGGAATTTTAAAATATTTTGGTGAAAACGTTACAGATGTTGACAATACTAAAAAAGAGGGTGGTTATGTGGCGGTATCAATGCCAGTAATAAAACGGGGTTCAACAGGCGCAGCCGTGAAAACCCTGCAAAGAATATGTTATTGTTATTTTAGTTGTCCAGCTGACCTAAAAATTGATGGCGATTTCGGTGCAATCACAGATAAATATTGTAAAAAATTACAGGCAAAAATTGGGTGCGCACAGGACGGCATTGCAGGAACAGACACATGGAACGGCGCATTACTATTATTAAAATAAGGAAGTGATAAAATGATATTATCAAAAGAAGAAATTTTAACAAAGATTAAGGATCTGGCGGGAGAAGATATGACCGATGAATTGATCGAATTTATCGAAAATGTTGATGAATCAATCGACGTGAGAGACGGTTTCACACAGACGGACATCGACGCAGCGGTGGACGCGGCAAGAAAAGAAGTCGAAAAAGTGTGGCGTGCAAGATACATTGACAGATTTTTGGGAAAAATTCCTAAAGATGAAATCGAAAATGAAGAGCCAGAGGAAGACAAAAAAAGTTATGAAGATATAACTTTTGACGATATAATAAAGGAGGAAGAATAGTATGCCTAATAAGGTAACGCAGAAAAATATTAGTTTTGATACAGTATCAGTGCTGAACGCAACGAGAAACGGCGCAAGCCCATACTATCAGAATAGTGTACCAGTTGCGGTTCCGCAGGATATTGAACGTCTGAGAATGATCGGGGATATTATAACTGGCGATGAAATTATCAAAAATGAATTCCTGTCGTCACTATGGAATAGGATCGGCAAGACATATATTAAAAATAAGATATATAATAACCCGTGGTCATTCATGAAGCAAGGCGAGTTGATGCTGGGCGAAATTATTCAGGAAATATTTGTTGAACTGGCAAAGCCGTTCCAGTATGATCCTGCGGTCGCAGAAAGTGAATTACAAAAAAGAGAAAAACCTGACGTGAGAGCTGCCTATCATATTATGAATTATCAAAAATTCTATAAGGCGACTACATCAGACGCAGACCTGAAACAGGCGTTCATATCATGGGACGGGTTGTATAGTTTGGTCGGAAAAATTACAGAATCACTATACACAGGCGCAAATTACGACGAATTTTTAACAATGAAATACATGATCGCAAGAGAAATTCTGGACGGCATGCTGCCAACGCACGCAATTGGCGCAGTTTCGACAGCAGATGAAATGTCTGAGGCAATGGTGCAGGTCAAGGCGTTGTCCGATTCGTTGACATTCCTGTCCCCTGATTATAATAGGGCAGGCGTTCATAATTTTACGCTAAAAGATGACCAGTATTTACTGGTGTCTACTGCTTTTAATGCGCGCATGGACGTTCAGAGCCTTGCTACAGCGTTTAATATGGATAAAGTCGAATTTTTAGGACATGTCGTATTAGTTGATTCATTCGGCAAATTAGACACCGCCAGACTGGGCGAACTTTTTGCGGGTGACCCGACATACAAAGAGATCGTTCAGAACGATCTGGACAAATTGGCAGCCGTACCTGCCGTGCTGGTGTCACGTGATTATTTAATGGTGTTCGATAATTTGAATGAATTTAGAACACGTGATAATGAACAGGGTTTATATAGAAATCACTGGTTCCACGTGTGGCGAACATTTTCCACATCCCCGTTCGAAAATGCTGTACTGCTGCAGGCAGACGCACCGACTGTTACAGCTGTAACTGTTACACCCGCTACTGCTACACTACCAGTTGGCGGCAGCGTTAAACTGTCGGTTGCTGTAACTGGCACGAATTTCCCGCCAGCAGGTGTTACATGGCAGTCAGATAACGAAAATGTAACAGTTGACGGCAACGGGAATGTTAAAGTTTTAACTGGTGCAACTGGAACAGCAACAATCACTGCAACATCTGTTTACAACACTACAAAAACAGGTAAATCCATTATCACTGTAGAATAGTGTGTCTCCTTTCTAATATTTTATTATAGGGTGCGCACAGTATTATGTGTACACCCTAAACAAAATGAGGTATATAATGTATATAGCACCATCATCTACATTTAAATTTTGTAGCGGTGTTCCGCTAACGAAAACATATGAACACGTTGGATACTGGTCGTCAGAATCCGCACAATACAATGCGATCAATAGTTATGCTGAACACACTGAAACGAACGTCAGTTTTATTCGTGGCGGCGCAGGCGGACAGACTGTTATCAGGTCGTCAATCGTTTATAGCGAACTTTACGACTGCAACTATTTGATGTTTCAAAATCCAAATTTTGGTAGTAAGTGGTTTTATGCATTTATTGATAGTGTGGAATACGTGTCCAACAATACCACATATGTGTATTTCACGATTGACGAAATGACTACCTGGTTTTTCGACTATTCCCTGCCCGCATGCATGGTAGAACGTGAACATGTTACGTCTGATAGTGCGGCTAACTGGCTACAGCCTGAACCGATTGATGGCGGCGAAATGGAAATCAGATCATTAGTAGATTTAGGTGTTGTGACTGGCGGTAAAATAGCATTGATCGCTACCCGTGACGGCGAACTGCTGTTCCCATATAATGGCGATATTGCAGGGCGTGTATATTCATGCTATCAGATGGAAACATATACATCGGCTACTGATTTAAATGAACGTTTAAATGGTTTAAAAGCGGCGGATAAAATTAACGAAAAAGTGATCGGGTGTTACGCTATACCCGAACAGATGACTATGAACAGAACGACAAAAAATGTGAGTGCAAGCAGGCCATCAACTGTAGATGGTTATGCGCCACACAATTTAAAAGTTCTGTCAGTACTATATAACAGATGTTTTGTTACGAATAGTCAGGGCTCGGCGATAGAACTGGATTACCACGATTTTTCGGGCAACCCGACGTTTGAAGCCAGTTTCACGATGTCGGCTGGCGTGCCTGAAGTTTCGCTGGTTCCAACGAATTATAATAATACGTCATATGCCTATGACAAAAAATTACTAATCAATAATTTCCCGCAGTGCCCAATAAATACCACAGGGTATCAAGAATGGTTAGCCAGACAGATGGGCCGTTTGGTGTCAATAGGCGGCGCAATCGCTGGCGCAATCGGAAATGTACCGCTGGCGATCGGCGCAGGATTGGCTGGAAATTTAATGACCAATACATCAGGGAACAGTTATTCATCGGGTACGCAGTCATCGTGTGTCGACTGGTCTGGTGCTAATTTGGATTTTTATGCAGGGCAATTATGCATAAAAGCAGCTAATGCCCGTGTTCTGGATGATTTTTTCGACCGATATGGGTATGCAATAAACCGTGTTAAAATCCCGTCAAGAAATGGGCGCAGCGGTTATAACTATGTTAAAACTAATAATGTTAAAATAGTGGGCGAAATGCCTGCCAGTTCTGTAGAAATAATCGAAAATGTGTATAACAATGGTACAACGTTTTGGAATTCACTATCCAGAATGGGTGATTATTCTATAGATAATAGTATAATAGAAGAGGTAATAGAATGAGCATAAAAACGCCATCTATTCAGAATCAAAATTTTTATCAATCGATATACAACAACCGTTTCACATGGGTTAATATTTTCGAAAAATTAATGGAAATTGCAGTTAGTGCGTTTTCATGGTCGGGATTCCCGAACACTATTGACACTGTGTATTTAGAACGTTCGTTAATAACAACAGGGAAAGCAGTATATTTTAAAGATGATATATTAAACCAAGAATTGTGTTTAAAATGTAATGAGGGTGGCCCCTATAATGTATATGGCTATCCGCTGACCCGCATTGCGTATTCTGATTGGAACAATTATCTATATAGGTGTGATTCTAATGATAGTATTATGATATATAATAGTATGTTCAGAAATGCGCAAATTCTAAACATAGAAAAATATGCCAAACAGTTGTTCGAAATTGAAATGTGTATCATGATAAATCAGAACGGCCAAAAAACACCGCTACTGATTCACGGTAACGAAAAACAGAGACTGACATTGTTAAATCTATACGCAAAATATACGGGCAATGAACCGTTCATATTCGGTGACAAAAATTTTGACCCAAATGAAACAATAAAGGCAATTAACACACAGACCCCGTATCTAATCGATAAATTATACGTTCATAAACAAAATGTGTTCAACGAATTTTTAACTGATATGGGATTTTGTTCCATAAACGAACAAAAAAGAGAACGTGTGATCACATCGGAAATTCAATCATTGAACGGCGGCGCATATGCTATGCGGTTATCCAGATTACAGGCCAGACAGCAGGCGGCAACGCAGATATCTGAAATGTTCGGGCATGAAATTACTGTTAAATATAACGACTATATCACAGATGATATTAGTGACTATGATGTAGGGGGTGTGATATAATGGGACAGTATACTATTTCAGTTAAATCAATATGTGAAATGTATAACAACCTATCAGACCCCGCTGGGTTCAACGACGTTGAAACAGTCATCAGAAACGCCGCACCAAAAATATTTAATTTTGATTTCCCGATTTATGACGAAAATCATAGGTTAGAATTAGAATGTAATATACTGCGACACTATTATATGCGTGAAATCTGTTGTGAAACGATCGCCATGTGGCAGTTATACCTATCGTCAACGCTAAATGACATAATGCCGCACTATAATATGGTGTATAAATCAATAGATTTGGTAAATCCTATTACTAATAATAGTATGAGGGAAAATATAGATCAGACTGTAAATAGCAATTTGAAAATTACACACGGCGGGAAAGATAAAACGACTGATAGATATTCAGATACGCCACAGGGGTCACTGATAAATATTGAATCTAACGAATATTTAACCAACGCACGGATTACAGATTTTGAGGATAATAAAACGGATTCACATAGTGGCGGCGATCACACCACGGCTGAAAACGTTAGGGACGGTTATACTACCAGCCCAGGAAAATTGCTCACCGAGTGGAACGAAGAAATAAGAAGTGTAGACTACATGATAATCGAAGAGCTGTCAGACTGTTTTTTCGGTCTGTGGCAGTAGAAAAGGAGAATTTTGATGATTTTAGGTAGAGAAGATTTAAAACCGTTTAAAGCGTGGTTTCAAAAGACATTGCCATTGGTATATGATGATTCGCTGACGTATCAGGAATTGCTATATAAATTGATCGCAAAAATTAATGAGGTCGTTGAATCGCAAAATCAAACTAACGAAAATTTTGATGAATTGTATGCGTTATTCGTGCAGTTAAAGGATTATGTTGACAATTATTTCAAAAATCTGGATGTACAGAAAGAAATTAACAATAAACTGGATGAAATGGCGGCAGATGGAACATTAGAATCAATTGTAGCTAAATATCTGAAATACCAATTAGTGGTGAACCCCGAAGGGTATGGGGCTGTTGGTGACGGTGTAACTAATGACGCGGCCGCATTTAAAAAAATGTTTACGGACGCGCAGAATAACGGTTATATTATCAAACTAACCAAACCAAAATACAATGTTGCCGGTATTGGCCGTCCATATATTATAATTACCATGTGGGGGGACACCGACAAAACCACGTTGCTATTTGGCGAAAATGACGCGTTAGTGAATAACGGTTCGTTATCACTAAAAAATATTGTGTTTGAATGTGAAACAACCGGCACATCACCAATAATATCATACAATCAGGTAAATCAAATATTAGAAATTGAAAATTGCGATTTTATAAACACTGCGGCAACTGATTCAAAACGATATGCTATAGCAATTCGCGCGCTAAATAATCTTACCGTCATGAAAAATATTTCAATCGTCGGGTTTGAATCAGGTATCATTTTTAGCGGTTCAAAAAATATCGGTAAAAACGCGTCGTATGTTTTAGACAACATTACAATAAAAAACAGTCAAACAGGTATAGATTTTGAGGGGTACACAGCCACAAATCCTATGACGGGTTCATTGAAAAATGTTGCTATATCCAATATATATTTTGAAAACACCGAAGAACAGAAATCGTCTATTGAAACAGAGGTGGGTTCAGATGCAATACTGATTTCAGCTGTAGAAAATTTCAGTATTTCAAATGTTATTTCAAAACACGCCCGTGAACGTGCTATATATGTAAACGTGTGTAGATATGGTTCAATATCAAATGTCTACAGCGAACATTCCGACACCATAAAAATCGCGGGCGAAAAAAATAACACGTCGTCATTTATTTCAATAAATAACGTTGATTCGTTACAGCCTGAATTGGGTTCGTTGTTTGACTGTTATTATACAAATTATGTGACATTAAATAACGCACGTGTTTACTGTAACGTCAATTCGGATTCTATGATTAGAATTAGAAACTATAACCGTGAACTAATATTGTCAAACATCGAAATAAACGGCGGATATAGGACACCGATAGCATTTGAATCTGAAACAGATGATGACACGATGACAAATATCACCCTGAAAAATATTAGGTGTTATAATGTTAGGACGAACGTTGCGGGGCCTGTCATAGAATTTAAAAATGACCGCGCTAATTGGATTTATGATTTATGTATTGACGGATTTTCGCTAAACCCTAATAATAATTTTTACGACGCCAATTCTAATGTTACATCGTTTATAAACGCCAATAATGTAAACGGTATTTCTATATCAAATGCTGTGTTACGTGGATTCGGCGCCGGCGCTAATTTAATGTCGATAACGGGACCACGTTCATCGTACAATAATATTGAAATATTGGGTGCAAATCGTAACGGTAGCGGAACATTTGGAACGCCCGCTGAGGCAAATAATTTGCGTAGTTATTCGTCTTCGTCGTCCACCGCATATAGATATAATTCATACGCTGTGTTTAATACGAAAAATAATATTATTTCGTATATAACAAATATGCAACTCCGCGTTTTAACGGCTGGCGTTCAGTACATTTTAGATGATTCGATTTCATATATGTTTACCGTGTCTGGCACTAAAAACGGGACATATTATAATGATAATGGGTCAATCACTAAAATAACGGGTGATGATATAATATCTGGCTCAGGATTAAACCTGCCAGTAGGGGTTTATGAAATAGTATCGTGGGCGATATAGAAAAAACGAGGGATTATTTCCCTCGTTTATTTCCAGATATTCACTGTGTAATTTATACTCTATCATTATATCTTTCCTCCTTTTAAATATAATCTCTCATTATTGTATGGCCCTTATTCACATCCGTTTCAATTACCCCCATGCACATTCCGGATACATACGCCTTCGCTTCAGAATAACTATGCTCTGATGATATTCCCCCACCAAAATTTAGTATAACTGTATCTTCGCGAAATTCTGCTGATATTAGTCCAATCGTTACCCTATTTAATCTTTCAATATCTCTTTCAATTTGCATTTTGTATAACTCTTTTACTGCGCTATACATTCCCATTCTCCTCTCGTCTCATTAACTTTATCTTGTATAATTATAATACCACGTCTTCGCCTCGTTGTCATCATTTTTTAAAAAAGTTTTGTATTTATTTCTTTTTTATAATTACTGCGCAGTTTCGATTGCTCTAAACACGCAATTATTAACAACATCTTCATCGCCCATCGCAATCATCATTGCTTTCAGGCACTCTATAGCCAATTCTGGCGTATCTACATTGTATACTACCTGTTCATATACTTCTTTACCTTGATAATTTTCGCTAAAAACAGTTACTAAATAATTCATCATCCTATCTCCTTTTCCTTTTCGTTTTCGTATTATCTAATCGTCTCCAGGCGATCCGCCCGCCGCGTGTTCCCCTTACCGGCCTTGTTGACCTGTGCCTCTCATTCGTCCGTAGCGTTCGCTTCGCCTACTGCCTTCGGCTCTGACGGCTGGGCTATTGTTGCCGTGCTGTCGGCGTATCTCCTTTTGACAATTATATAATACCATTCTTTTGTGATGAACGTGTGAAGACTTTGTGTATATTGTGTGAACATTTGTGAATTATTTTTGACCTTGGTGTACACATGCAAGAAGCGTGCCAAGTGGTGTGTAGATGTGTGCCGCCAGCTGTGCATACCTCGTACCGAAAATGCGGAGCGAGCCAGGACGGCGAGCGAGTGCACACCTCGTACCGTTCTGGGGGTACGATTCATGTTCGCAAAATCGTGT